AGGATATCGCCCTTCGGCGGGATGCGTGGTTTCTGCGGTCGGTTGAGAAAGTCGAAAAATGGCTTGTAGAGCGCGAAGGCGCTGCCTTTTCGATTTCTGAGCTAGACGAACGCATTAAGGCGTCTCTTGACAAAATGCGTCCTCCTGTGCGTTCGTATGTTGACCCCTATGCTGGTCTAGAGGACGAGGCCGATTATGAGTAAGCGCAAACGCGACGACGAAAAGCGGCGATCCTCGATCGCTCCAGCTGCTGTGTCACTGGTTAAGCCACCGTATGTCCCTAAGGGGCCTACGGTGGATCAGCTTGTGAGCGGTAATCTCGACCGTGCTAGGGCTGCGATTGGCCTGTCCAACTCGCTGCTCTCTCAAGCCCGGACAACTGCCGGTCTGAATGATCCGCTGCCCAAAGTGGTAGCGGGGAAGAACGGCGTGTACCGGGCGTCCGTTGCCGAGCGGTTCTTTTCCAGCCGGGTTGAACACCCGGCTGGAAGGGTGCCGACTTCGAGCAACGTGTTGTCATCGGATGCGGCCCGGACTGACGACCCTATGGGGCGTCGTAAGCCTGGCGAATTTGTGACAAAGGCGCGGGGCGTTCAGGCCCGTGCTGATCTTATGCCGACTGCGAAAGAGGCATGTCTTTCTGCTAATCGCCCCAAGAACACGCAGGGCGATGGGAACAGTCGGTCTTTTGTGCCGTGGTGTCAGAAAGGGAAAGGGAAATGAACTGGGTTGTCTTCATGACAGTGTGCGCGGTTGTGATGTTTATCACAGCCGCCTGTGCAGCCCCTCAATCGTCGGTCGAAGGCTTCGAATTCGACCTTGTGCACCTCGCTTTTGAAAGCGGGGTGCGCTGATGGGCTGGCTATCTGCTGCAATCGGCGTTGTCGGCGGTCTCTTTGGCAACAGTCAAGAGCGGGAAGCCGCAGCCGAGGCTAATCAACAGTCTTGGGATCAGATGATCTGGCAGAACCACTATAACCGTGGTGCTGCCCGTTCTGCGTATAAGCGCGGCGTTCGCAATATGAAGCTTGCGGATCGCATGTCGGATAAAAACGTGCGGCTTGCCCAGAGGTTTCAGGGCAAGCAAGCCAAGTTGGCTTGGCAACGGACGGATGATGCCGCGTTGCGTAATCGCAAGTGGGCGAAGGCTGATTACCGCCAGCAAAAGAAGGATATGGGAAGCCAGTTCGTTCGGCTTCGCCATGCTGCTGAAAAGGCGGGTTTCAATCCGCTGTCTGTGCTTGGCGCTTCGATGGTGCCAAATCCAGCTGGCGGGATTTCTTCGAGCTCCTACGGGGCGGCATCTGGTGTCGCTCCTATCGGCGTTTCGGCGCCGGGTGTTTCAGCTGCTATGGGCGGCTATGGAGCTCCGGTTGCTGTGCCTGCCTTAGCATCGAACGATGCGATCTTGGGCGGCATTCAGGAATTGGGTCGTGAGCTTACAGGCGAAGCGGCCTTAGAGCGCGAGAATGCGAAGTTTGCGAACGAGCTGGCGCGCATTGAGCTGGAACAAGCGAAGGCGCGCCTTGCCGCTCCAGCGGTGCCAACAACGTTTGGCATGGGCTTGGGTCGTCAGGCTGTGCCGGTCGATCCTATGAAGGTGGGCGAACAACCGCGCCTTGTCGGCGGGTTTGGTTCGCCTCCTTCTGTTGACACCGGGCGGCTTAATTGGCCGTCTGAGGTGGTCAAAGAGGAAATCGAAACTGGTTATACGACGGTCGTCGACCCGGATACGGGTCACCAGTATCGTATTCCGAAAAGCGCGGATGACGTGGACAGCTTCTTGCTGCAAGCGGTGATCCGCGCCACGCAAGACAAAGCCCGCCAGTGGAAGGATTTCAAATCCGAGGCGGGTGCTTGGTGGAAAAACGCAAGTGAGCGGTGGGTAAACCCGCCGCTGACAACTGCACCTGATATACAGGATTTCCCGTCGGACTGGGAAACCCGTTGGAATAGCAACTGAAAGGGAAAGCTATGGCAAGGCAAGCGACACAGCCCGTCCAGCACAAGCGGAGCGTCCGTAAGGACGAGGGCGTTCTAATGACTTCCGGCGACGCCGGGTCGGTCATGCCGATTGGGTATATTCCCCTGCTTCGTGGGGATAGTTGCGCCGGTCGGGTTTCGGTCGATATCAATCTGGCCGAGATGCCGCGACCGCTGCTGAATGCGGTTTACGCGAATGTTCAGGCGTGGTTCGTCCCGAAGTCGATCCATCCTCAATTTAATGGGACGGATGAATTCGCTCATTCTTATGCGGGGGAGACGATCACGGCTCTCGGTCAGCCTGATCGACAGCCTCCGGCGTTCTTCCTTAAGAGTTCGACGGCGCTGGTGTCGGCGCTGCCGTTCTTCGAGACGCTTGGCATTCACTTGCAAAGCTCGTCCGAAGTTAACGTTGATCTTATCGACGCGTTCAATGTGATCTACAACTTCCGCCTGGCTGCTCACTCGAGCAAGCTTGAGCGTCGGAAGTATTTCGCGGAAGATATGGCGGCTGCGACGACTTTCCCGCGGGCGTTCTGGCCGTCGGGCCGTTTTTCCGCGGTTGTTCCTGATTACGAGCGAGCGTTGGTTGTTGGGTCGTTGGATTTGGACGTGTCCGCTGGGATTGTTCCTGTGATGGGTCTATTCAGGACGAATACCCCGTCAGAGGAAGCGGCTCCTTATTACGACATCAACAAAACCCCGCCGACCGAGCATACGCCGGTCGGCACTATGCGGCAATTGCAAGCGGATCAGGGGTCGGCTTTGCCGCGTGTTTGGACTGAGTTCGCGGGCGAGACGGTGACGACTTCGCTCGCTGATATCGACAAGGCGCGTACGACTCAGGCTTTTGCAAAGCTGCGGACGGCGTATGCCGGCAACGACCCGACCGGTTTTGGGTCCGATGACACTATCCTTGCACACTTGCTGCAAGGTCTTGCCGTTCCCCCGGATATGTATAAGCGCCCTTCCCTGCTGGATAGTGCGCGCGTTCCGTTCGGGTTCAACGAACGGTTTTCGACCGAGGCGGCGGAGCTGGACGCGTCGGTCACAACGGGGGTGACTCAGATCAATCTGTCGCTCAATGTTCCCCCAGCTGAAGCTGGGGGTCTTATCGTCATTACGCTGGAGGTTCTTCCGGAGCGTCTTGACGAACGTCAATCTGATGAATGGCTTTACTGCGTCGAGGCTGAGCATTTGCCGAATGCTCTCCGGGATATTCAAAACCCGGAACCGGTCGATATGGTACCAAATCGTCGGATCGACGCGAAGCACACCAGCCCTTCGGGGCTCTATGGCTACGAACCGATGAATAACAAGTGGCAACGTTCATTCACTCGGCTTGGTGGTGCGTTCTTCCAGCCTACGCCGGGTGCGCCTGTCACTGAACAGCGCTCCGGCATTTGGCTGGCGGATGTGGTCGATCCGGTGTTCACATCGGATCATTGGCTTGCGCCGTCTCCGTTCCCGAATTACGTGTTCGCGGATACGACGCGGCCTGCCTTCGAGCTCGTGTGTCGGCACAGCGTGTCGATTGTCGGCCTTACTCAGATGGGCGATGCGCTCGCCGAGAACAATGATGATTGGGCGGCCGTAGAGGCCGAAGGCAATCCGGAAGGGGGTGTTGCATGAAAGTCCTAGACGTTTTCGCATGGTCTGAGGTCGCTCAGGATTTGCTGTATGAGGGGCCTTCTCGGTCCCTCGTCGTGCGATCCTCTATGCCCGCGCCTGTCTTCGTCACCCAAGAGGGTTACGAGGTTCTGGCTGGCGTCGGGACTGAGGTCGAGTGCAAGGTGAGCGGGGCTTATAGCTTCCGCGTTGCCGGTCCGAAGGGATGCCGGTCTTTCTTCCTCGGCGACAAGTCGCCGGGGATGGCGTCCGAGGGGTTGGTTTATACTAATCCCGACCGGATGGCGCACGAGAGCGGCGCTTATAATGAAGTTAAGCGCCTGCTTCGTAAGCAACAGCTTGAGCATCGCGCGGCGCTGTCTGAAATGCGGCGGGAAACTGCCGCGTTGAAAGCTGCTCGCGCCGCTGCGGTTGCTGCTGCTGCGCCTGTGTTTGATGCTGGTCCTGCTCCTGAGGCGGATGGCGATGTCGCCGACGCCTAGGTGGTGGCAGGTTTATGTTGCCGGTCGGGGTTTCCCCGACCGGCATACTGTTTTGGCGGAGCGCTTTTGTGATGATCCGCCCTCGACGGAGTTCAAGCGCTTTCTCGGGCTTTGGCCCGAAAAAGTCGCTCCTGACAAGTCTCTTGTTTTCCGTCGTATGTTCTATGACCCGGCCTATCTTCGCCTTCTGGCTCGCCCTGATTGGGGCGGTGTTCCTAACAGCTTGAGGTCTTGGGCCGGGTCTATTCTTCTAGAGGCCAAGGATCGCGGGGTTCCGCTTGTCGTGTATCCCCATATCGAGGCCTTGCCCTCTTTTCGGTTTCGGCTGGAGCTGGCTATCGTCCATGCGCGCTATGGTGCCATGCTGGCACCTGCGGAATGGGCATGGCTAGGTCAGCTTGCGGTGTTCGCGCTTCCCAAGGGCTTTGAGTGCCTGCCGGGGTCTGAGCGCGGTCGATGGCGGCTTGTTGGCGTCGATCACCCTCATCCGAAACCCCTAGAGCGGGTTGAGCTTATGCCCCAACCCCTCTTTCGCTCTCAGCGATGATCCACCAGGACAACTTGTTGTCCTAGTGGATCTTAGAGCGCGACTTGTTCGCGCGATGGCGTGAGGGGGTCCCCCGCTTGCGGGGGATACGCGCCATAGCAAACAAACAGCCCTCGCAGAGTTCCGGCTATGCCGGAAGTTTGTTTGCTTAGGCCGGGCTTGCCCGGCCTATTTCTTTGCTCCTGCCGCGCTGCCCAGTCAGCATTCTATTCGCTTCGCGCGCGCTGGCTGCGCTTGCAGGGGCTTTACACCTGCGCCGTTCCTCGACTATGGAGAGGAACGGCGCGTTATCCCCATATAGCTTGAGGGGGATAACGTTTAGTGGTGAGCAACAGCGAAAGTGCCTAAAAAATGTGCGTGTCTCCGCTGAATATTCGGTATGACGATAAGCGGCGCGGCCCTCAGGTCCAGCAAGTTCCCTGCCGGGTCTGCTGGCAATGTCGTAAGAACAAAGTGGATGACATTGTGGGCCGTGGTCTGGCCGAGCAATCGGTTTCCGATTGGTCGGCCTTTATCACACTCACTTATGCGCCTAGTCCCGAGCGTGCTCGGGATGGTGCCCATCTGTTCCTGACCTCGCGTCATGTGCAGAATTGGGTAAGGGCGCTTCGCGATGCGAACCACGTTATAAGATATCTTGCGGTTGGCGAGTATGGCGATGCCAAGGGGCGGGCTCACTGGCATGTGCTCGTTTTCGGCAAGGGCCAGCGCCCTGATTGGGCGCATATGGAAAACTTCCACATGCCTCAGTGGAGGCATGGGCACTGCTGGAATGAGTGGAGCCCGTCCGAACGCAAGTTTCGCTATTGTTTGGTCTACATCCTGAAGGAACGCAAATATCAGAAGCGTCTGCTTCTGTCCAAAAAGCCGCCTCTCGGCGATGCGTTCTTTCAGGCGTTGGCCGAGCGCCACCACGCGCTTGGCGCTGTGTCGCAGGCTTTTGAGTATCGCCCTCCGGGCGGGTCCGATGACAGGGTTTATCGGATGACCGGTGCAACGCGCCGGAATTACATCCTGCGTCTCATGGAATTGTCAGGCTTCTGGCAATTTCAGGATATCGCCCTTCGGCGGGATGCGTGGTTTCTGCGGTCGGTTGAGAAAGTCGAAAAATGGCTTGTAGAGCGCGAAGGCGCTGCCTTTTCGATTTCTGAGCTAGACGAACGCATTAAGGC